TGAAGTCATTAAGTGAACAATGGCACAGAACATACCATAGTGGTTATGGAGGCTCATTTAAGACAGCAGTATTAGAGGAGGGCATGACTTACAAGCCTATTCAGCTTAGACCTGATGAGGCGCAGTTTTTAGCTACTCGTAAATTTTCAATCTTAGAGATTGCTCGTATATTTAGAGTGCCTCCACATTTATTAGCAGACTTAGACAGAGCAACATTTAGCAATATAGAACATCAGTCGATTGAATATCTGAATTTCTGTATTACTCCGATGTTGAAAAAGATAGAACAGGAATTTAATAAAAAGCTAATATTTGAAAATGAGAAAGGTGTTACATACTTTGAATTTAACACTAGCGCATTATTGAGAGGTGATAGCAAGGCAAGAGCTGAGTATTATGCTAAACTATTTGCTGTTGGTGCAATTAGCCCAAACGAAATAAGAAGAAAGGAAAACATGAATGATAGTGTAGATGGTAACAAGTACTATGTGCCTATGAACATGATAGCAACAAACGAAAAGCAAGGCGATGAGTAAAGATTTAGAAATTAGACAATTTGATTGCTCTGAGCTAAGAGCTGAGAGAACAGAATCAGGCGATACAATCGTAAGAGGGTATGCTGCCGTATTTGACCAACTGAGCGAAGATTTAGGAGGGTTTAAAGAAAAGATTAATAATAGAGCATTTGATAAGGTACTAGATAATGATGTAGTGGCTTTATTGAATCATGATAATAATATTGTATTTGGTAGAACAAGCGCAGGCACATTAAAACTTTCTGTAGATGAGAGAGGCTTAGTATCTGAGATAAAAATGCCAAACACACAAGCTGCAAAAGACACTATTGAGCTTATGGAGAGAGGGGATATTTCTAAAATGAGCTTTGGTTTTTATGTAGATAAAGACAAATGGGTTGAAGATAGCACAGGGTTTGTTAGAGAAGTCAAGGAGGTAAAGAGGCTCATCGATGTGAGTTTAGTTACAAGGCCAGCATATTCGCAAACAAGTGCAGCTGTCAGGTCTTTAGACCATTACAAACAAGTAAATACTGACAATGTAAAGACTCGCAAGAGTAAGTTAAAACTATTAAAATTAAAAAAGTGAACAAAACACTAAAGCAACTAAGAGAGGAGCGTCAAGTTTCATTGGATGAAATGACAGCTCTTATTAATGTAGCTGAGGCTGAAGATCGTAATTTAACAGATGACGAGCAAAAGTCTTTTGATACTACAGAGAAAAATGTAAACGATTTAGCATCTCGAATTGATCGCCTAGAGCGTTCTTTGGAATTAGCTAAAAACAATCCTGTTTCTTTTAAGACACAAGATGTAGCTAAAACTGACAAAGACCTTAAGCGATTCTCATTCGGTGCTGTAGCTAAAGCAGCTTACACAGGCCAATTAGATGGAATCATCAAAGAGATGGATACTGAGGCTCGTATGGAAGCTCCAGGACAAATGTTCAGAGGAGTAGCTGTTCCAGCTATTGCATTACAAACGCGTGCTGCATTAGGTGAGCAGGCAGGCGTAGAGGTAGCATCTTTTATTGACCAACTACAATCTAATTCTGTACTTGCTCAAGCTGGTGCTAATTTCTATTCAGGCTTAACTGCTGATAGAAAATTTCCTATTGTATCATCTGTAAGTGCATCTTTTATCGGTGAGAATTTAGATGCTTCAGCAAATGTAGCTGAATCAGGATCTTTCTCAACTGTAACACTAGAGCCTAACAAATTGATTTCTGTTGTTGGTATGAGTGCTGAATTGATGGCACAGAATCCAGGCGTAGAATCAGCTTTACAGCGTAACATGGCTCAGGCTATTACTGCACAATGGGAAGCAAACTTGTTAGCTGCTGCTGATGCTTCAGCTGGTGGGCCAACTTCTATATTTAAAGATGCTGGTGCTTATGCTACAGGTACAACTGCAATTGCTATTTCTGATATTTTAGGAGTAGAGACTGCTGTACTTGCAAACAACATCAATCCAAACGCTGCTCGTATGGCTTATGTATTTAACGCATCTTGTTTAGGTGCTGCAAAAGCATTAGCTGGCGCTGATTATGTAGCTGGATTTATGGACAATTTCCAAAAAACAATAAACACTATTCCTTACTATGTTTCTTCTAACGTAGGGCGTGCTGCAAATGGTACAGCTGGAGCTGGTGATTATATGTTATTTGGTGATTTCTCTGATATTCACTTAGGACAATTTGGAGGTTTATCTGTATTGTTTGATCCATATACTAACGCATCAAAAGGTTTAGGCCGATTGGTAGTTACTACTTTAGTAGATGGTAAAGCTGCAAGACCAACACAAACACTACAAACATTTGTAGATACTAATTCGTAATTAGTGATAATGATAATAGGGGTGGGTAACACCATCCCTATTTTTTAAATTTAAAGAATGGCACAACAAGCAAAAATTGAAGATTACTCAGGCACAGAGGTTATTACCTTAGATGAAGCTAGGGCTTACTTGCGTGTTGATCATACTGATGATAATGCTTATATAACAGATTTAATTAAGATAGCTCGTATGCAAGTGGTAAAAGATACTAATACAGCTGTTGTAGATTTAGATGTTACAGAATACTTTGAAAAGTGGCCTGATTATGGTGTATTTGAGCTACGATACTCAGGTAAATTAGGCAGCACAAAACATGTAAAATATTATAATAGTAGCAATGTGCTTACTACATTAGTAGAAGATACAGATTATAGATGGATTAATTACATGGGCATGCCAAAGGTAGAGTTAATAAACACATTTACTCTAAAAGATAGATTGGATGCCATTGAAATAAAATATAGTGTTGAGCCTGAAGATAGTGATGAAACGCGTACACTAAAAATGGCAATGTATTTATTACTCGGCCATTTCTATGATAATAGAACAGCTGTAACATTTGGAAGCCCTAAGGAGCTGCCAATAGGTTATCAAAGAATCATAAATCAGTATAAAAATTATATGTGGGAATAGATGGATGCTGGTTTATTTAGATATAAAATACAAGTAAATTTAAAGACATTTACACAAGAAACTACTTACGGAGGCTTTACAGCAGCTGATACGAATGTATATAAGTACGCAGCTATTAAATGGGTACAAGCTAAAGAGAAGCTAAGTGGTGGTATATTATCAAGCGTAAGACAGGCAGTCTTTACTATAAGATATGATAATGTAGTAAAGAGTGTAAGCGCTAAAGATACAATTACCTATGATAGTGATGAATTTGATATACAAGGCGTATCATATAAAGGGCAAGGAAATAAAGCATATATTGAAATAATAGCACAGACAAAGGAGTGAAGCCATTTGCTAAAATAGAGGGCGCAGAGAGAATAAACAGAGCGCTATTTAAAGCTAGTAAAAGCCTTACAAAAAAGGTTTTATTAAGTGGTATGCGAAAAGCAGCAACACCTTTAGTAAAGGCTATGAGGGCTAATATTGAGCCTAGTGGTAGAGATTACTCAAATGCTAAATATGATAGGTCTAGTGGTGATTTAAAGAAGTCTATAGGTAAAATTACAGGTAGAAGCAAAAAGTTTCCTAGCATATATGTAGGGCCTAGAGTAAAGAGAAAATGGGGGAATAAGGGTTATGTGGGCCATTGGGTGGAGTTTGGTAATGATACAGGATATAATGTTGATTTTGATGGTAGAAGATATGCACAGAAAGCCTTTGAATCTACAGCTGGAAAAGCTGAAAGTATGTTAGAGGAAGAAATATTTAAGGCAGCAATGAAATTTTTAAAGTAATGGCAGCAATAGGCTTAGAAACAGGAAAAGCAATATTTAATATATTATCAGGTGATTCTACATTAACTACGTTAATAGGAGGAGCTGGTAATATACAGCCTAGCGCTATTTATACATCAAGCCCTAAAAAGGGTGTTTATTATGATGTGTTAGCTGTTGACAATGAATATACAAAGACAGCAGATAAGCCAGGCCTTACAAAAGTAACACTACAAATAGAATCTTTTATGCCTAAGTATGCTGATGCAATTAGCTTAGCAGTAAGAGTGCAACATTTGTTAGATAAAGTAGCTGAGGGTACATATAACACAATAAAAATACAAAGTTGTGTATTAGACTCGCAGACAACAGATTTCGATGGAGAAAATAAATTTTACTACGTTGAAAGTACATATAGATTAAGAATAATTGATTAAATTAGTAAACACAAAAACAAGTAAAAATGGCAATTGAAAACGCAACAAATGTAGTGCTAAGTGTTACATCAGGAGGCTCAAAACAAGAGATAGCTCATTGTACATCAGCATCATTATCAGTAAGCATGGATCTTCGGGATTCTACAACTAAAAGCTCAGGAGGGTGGCAAGCTAATCTTGGTGGCCTCAAATCATGGGAATTATCAGGCGAGGGATTCGTTGAAATAGCTGGAGTATCAGGTAAAGCAGATTCTGAGGAATTATTTACAACAATGATAGCTGGCGCAGCTGTAGAGTGTGATTTTGGTTTATCAGGTATGCTATACAGAGGAAATGCAATTATCACATCATTCTCATTAGATGCTGGAGTGGAAGAAAACGCAACTTACTCAATTTCTTTAACAGGAACAGGCGTACTTACACAGAATCCTTAATATTAACTTATAAATCCAATTATTATGGCAATTACAAACGCATCGGATTTATTGGTATATGCTAAGACAAGCGCAGCAGTTAAGCAAGTAACTAGAATAAGAGCCTTAACAACTGCACCCTTTTCTGTTTTTGAAACAGGTAAAAAAGGTGTTATTATTGTTGATATTGTTAAAGCAGATGGGCGTGTTATAGATGATGCTGCAAAAAATATTACTTTAAATACAGGAGCAAGTTTAGTAGAAGATGTCGGTAATGAACTTAGTAGTGCATACAATTATACACTTATAGGTACTACTCAAACTGATGGCAATTATACTTACAGAGATTATGAAAATGGAGGTACAGGTATAGTACCTACATTAGATATAGTTAGTGGTACAGCAACATTAAAAGAAAATGGGGTTACTATAGAAATAATTACACCAGGCTCATCAGCTGTATTTGATCCTGTGGCATTTAGTACACAGGCATCATTTAGCTCTAGTGTAGATTTAAGAGATGTAACAACAAAAGAATCAGATGGTTATTCAGAATCAATAGCTGGCCTCAAATCATTTGAAATATCAACTGAGCTGTTACAATCTATTAATCCTGATGTGCCTTTAGATGGTACTGATTTTTTTCATGAATTAAGTGAAAGAGATGAGGTTAATGTTGCATTTTCTGATAGAATTAGAAATATTTTAACAACTAATCTTACTACAAGTGGGCAAGATGGTTTTTCTAAGATAGATATAACGCAAACAACAGGAGAAAATGATTATTTTGGGGGAACAACTGCATCTCTTAATACAGCAACAGCAACATCAGGTTGTTTTTTATACAATTCTTTTAGCGCTCCAAGAATAGAAAGTAAAAAGTTAACTTGGAGTTTTTATATAAAAGGTGATGGAACAACATCAACTGCTGATATTCGTATAATGAACATAAGTACAAGTCAATATACTCCTAAAATAATCACTGGTGATGGAAGTATAACAAAAGGTAGTACTTACCATTCTATAACAGGATTGACGCAAAATTGGACAAGAATAGCTTTTGAGTTTCCTAATCCTGTAAGTGTTGATACATTAAATTCTGTTGCAGAGTTTAGGCTCTATCCTGGCGCGTATAATTCACAAGTATCAAATACTACTAAAGTTTATACATCATCTTGGCAATTTGAGTTAAAAGGTAAAGCATCAGATTATCAAGATCCTACAACAATAACACATTATCAAGGAAATGCTCTTGTTTCATCTGTTAATTATGATGCTGGGGTTGAAGATAATTTAACTTGCTCAGCTACATTTACAGGTACGGGTATAAATACACTAAATACATAAAATGGAAAAGGTTGAAATAGGAGGCCAAAAGAGGCCAATTAGATTTAGCTATTTGGCTTTAAAAGAGATTTGCAATGAATGTAAATTAAAGCTAAATGAGATTGATCAGCTAGGTACTGAAATAGACCATATAGGTATTATTGCCTTTTATGGCTTAAAATACGGAGCTAAGAAAAATGGCGAAGAATTTAAGTACAAGGTTAGAGATATTGAAAATTGGTTAGATAACGAAGATTTCTCTAAAGTAAATGAGATATTCGAGGCCTTTAAAATAGACCAGCCCCAAAAAAAGGGAAAGTAATACAGAGTGAGGGGTTAGATGATGATGATGATTTCACTTGGGATAAGCTAGAACAACAAGGATTAGGAATGCTAAGCATGACCATTGATGAGCTGTATGATTTGACTCCTCGCTCTTTTAGTAATAAAATGATAGGCTATAGCCAAAGAGAGGAGATGATAATGCAAAATCATTGGGAGCAAACTAGAATGATAGTGCATTCATGCTTATCACCACATCTAAAGAAAAAGATGAAGCCTACAGAGTTAATGCCTTTTGATTGGGATGAGAAAAAGAAAGTAAAGAAAAAGGTAGCTAGTCAGGAGGAGATACAGGCAGTATTAAAAAGATATAGGAACAAAGAGCCTAAAAAGATTATATAAATGGGATTAAAAAAGGCAACTGTAAAACTAGGCGCTGATATAGGCGAGTTTACAAGTAAGATGCGCAAAGCATCATCTAGCTTTAAGAAGATGGGTAAAAACATCCAAAAAGCTGGTAAAACTATGAGCATGAGCCTTACAGCTCCTCTTACAGCCTTTGCAGCTGCATCCATTAAGGCATTTGATACTCAAGCCAAAGCAGAGGCTAAATTAATGACTGCCTTAAAAGGCAATGAAAAAGCATTTAAGAGCCTAACAAAACAAGCACAGGAATTACAGAAAGTTACTATTTTTGGTGATGAGGAAACAATGGCAGCTCAATCCATGCTCGCATCAATGGGCTTAGAGGAAGAAGCTATTAAGCGCCTTACTCCATTGATTCAAGACATGGCTACAGCCAAAGGAATGAATTTATCAGCAGCAGCTGATCTAGTAGCTAAATCTGTAGGAAGTAGCACAAACGCATTAAGCAGATACGGAATACAGATAGAGGGTGCTGTAGGTAGTACGGATAGATTAGATAGTGCTGTACTAGCTTTAAAAGGTCAATTCGATGGGCAAGCTAAGGCAGCAGCCAAAGCTGGTGCTGGGCCACTAAAACAATTACAAAACAGATTCGGTGATTTGATGGAGAAGATAGGCGAGATGCTTATTCCTGTACTGAATGAATTAGTGGCTGGAGTGGATAGCATGATCACAGCTTGGAATAATTTAGATAGTGGGCTAAAGATTGCTATTATTACACTTGGAGGAGTTTTGGCATCTATCGGGCCTTTGGTTTATTTATTCGGAACATTAGTATCTATTGTAGGATTTTTTATGAGTCCATTAGGAGCTGTTATTGCTGGTCTAGCTGCATTGGCAGCAGCTGCTATTTATGTAGCTGATAACTTAGAAGCATTTAAAGAGGTTGGCTCTGTTGTATTTGCTAAATTACAAAATGCAGTTATTAGCTTCTTACAATTCTTTATAGAAAACAATCCTTTCTCATTTATTATAGATGGCTATAATCTATTAATGGAAAAGCTAGGCCGAGAGGGCGTTACTAATCCATTTAAAGCTGTATCAGGTTACTTAGAAGAATTAAAGGCAGATGTGCCTGAGGTAGCTACAGAGTTTGGCTCATTTGGTGATGCTGTAAGTAATGCAGCAACAAAGGCAAAAGATGCTCTGTTTGGTATGGGTAGCGCTATAGGTGTTGGCACAGGAGGAGGAACAACATCTGTTGGAGGAGATGCGCCTGTTACTCTTATTGATATGGATGTTGATGAGATGGAGGAGGAAGCAGAGGTTATCAATACAACATACGGAGATGCGTTAATAGCTACAAAAGAAAAAATTGATGCTCTGAAAGAGTCAGCTAAGAGCTTTGGGTTAGCAATGGTTGATAATTTTGCTGGTAGCTTTGCAAGTGCTATAACAAGTGGTGAAAACTTTATTGTTAGCATGG